GTGTCTCTGGCACCCCGGCATAATTTGAGCTATGCCAGCTGCCAATAGAGCCGGTCGGCCACCCAAGCCCACATCCCTCAAAAAGCTCGAGGGCGAAGACCACAAGAAACGCATCCGCAAGTCCGAGGCCAAGCCAACCCGGGCGTATCGAAAAGCCCCTGGGGATATCCCAGCCATGGCCCAGGAAAAGTGGGAGGAGATTGGCCCCATGTTGTACAAGCTGGGGCTGCTCACCGAAGCGGACTTCGAGGCGTTCCGGGCACTGTGTACTTTTTACGCACTGTACGAGGAGGCACGGTTGGCGGGAAGTGTGACACCGATGTTGCGCCACTGGGACAAGTACTATCGGATGCTGTGCGAGTTTGGCATGACCCCGGCCAGCAGAACCAAGATCGACTCAACCCCGGGTGGCGACACTGCGACCCCGCTGGAAGAGCTGCTGTCTGGGCCGAGGTTAGTCAAGAAATGATCCTGGTAGGCGACGTGCGCGAGAAGCTACGCGAGCTGCCCGACGGCGTTGCGCACTGCGTGGTGACGAGCCCGCCCTACTGGGGTTTGCGCGACTACGGCACGGCTGAGTGGGAAGGCGGCGACGCGGAGTGCGACCATGCGCTACCAGCGACTGGCTCCACGCAGAACAAAGGCAACAACGGCAAGATGGCACAGCCATTTCGAGCCGTATGCGGCAAGTGCGGTGCTCGCCGCGTGGACAACCAACTCGGCCTGGAGCCGACCATCGACGAGTACATCGCCAACATGGTGGGCGTGTTCCGCGAGGTGCGCCGGGTGCTGCGGGACGACGGCACGCTGTGGCTGAATATGGGTAGCGCTTACGCTACTGGCGGTGAAAGTCGCCAGCGAGCCGATGGTCCGTCATATGGCAGCGATGGCATAGAACGCGCAGATTCTCGGGGCTCTGATTGTGCTTGTCCCGATCCACATGATGAACGCCAAGGCGACTCACCGAGCCATCATGGCGACACTCCTGGCAGTGGCCAACGGAGCGAACAAGCGCCGCAGCCTGGCGAGACGACAGACCATGGTAACGGGCGTTCGGATCAAGCTGACGCCCCCGCATCGTCGCCCGCCGCTCGTCTGTCCAGTAGCGACGCATCCACGCCGCGTGTTCCGGGCGCTTTCGTCCTTGTAGATGAGGCTTCGGTTGATCAGTCAAGCGCTCGCTCATCTCTTGCCGATGCGCGGGTGTCCGCTCATACGGCTGAGAGCACCGCCGACATGCTTTCGCAGCTGCGGACTTTGGTTGACCGCATAGAGGACAGGGAACCTTTCGCCTTGGCACAAGCGTATTGTACCATAGCGTCCCGAGGGTTCAAACAGAAGGATCTGATCGATCAGCCGCAGATGCTGGCCACGGCGCTACGGCTCGACGGCTGGTATCTACGCAGCGATATCATCTGGGCCAAGCCGAACCCCATGCCCGAGTCGGTGACTGACCGGCCGACGAAGAGCCACGAGCACCTGTTCATGCTGAGCAAGCGGGCGACTTATTTCTACGACAGCGATGCTGTACGTGAGCCGCATGGGGAGAATCATTGGGGACCGAATGGTCCCGGCAAGATTGGCAAGGGCGAAGTGGGCACACACGCTGACTTTCATCGCCCGCGAGCCGATATGACAAAGGAAATACCGGGGCATCCTGCCGGCCGAAACAAGCGCGACGTATGGACCATCGCCACCGAGCCCTACCCCGAGGCACACTTCGCCACCTTCCCGACAGCGCTGGTGCGACCGTGCATCCGGGCTGGTTCCCCAGTAGGCGGGACGGTTCTCGATCCATTCTTGGGCAGCGGGACCACCGGCCAGGTGGCCCACGAGGAGGGGCGTGAGTTCATCGGCTGCGAGCTTAACCCTGAATACGCGGCGCTGGCTGAGCGACGCATAGAGGCGCTGCAGATGCAGCTGGTGATGTAGATGGGCCTCGCCTCGTCAAGAAGTAACCGTAAGCGCATCACCCACAACGGCGTCCGCTACCAGTTCAGCAACTCGCACGCGGACTACGTCATCAACTTTTTCGAGAAGGTGCTGACCCACTCCCAAGGCAAGTGGGCGGGACAACCTTTCTCCCTCATCCCCTACCAAGAGGAGTTTCTTAGCGAGGTATTCGGCTGGGTAGACAAGACTGGCAACCGAATGGTGCGCAGTGCTTACCTGGAGCTCCCCAAGAAGAACGGGAAATCGCCATTGGCATCCGGTGTGGGGCTTTTTCTGCTGGTGGCGGACAATGAGCCCGGGGCCATGGTCTACGTGGCAGCGTCTGACAAAGAGCAAGCGGGTATCGTGTACGGCTATGGGCGGGACGCGGTGTTGCAGAGCGACTTGTTGCGATCGCGACTCAAGGTGATTGATTCTCGCAAGCGTATCGTAGACATGGCGACTGGCTCGGTCATGATCGCAGTCTCGAGCGATGTGCCATCCAAGCACGGACCCAATCTCCACGGGTTGATATTCGATGAGCTCCACGCGCAGAAGAATCGGGAACTGTGGGATACGTTGGTTAGCGGCACCGGGGCAGCTCGGGAGCAAGCGCTGGCCATGGCAATCACCACCGCGGGAGTGTACGAGGAAGACCACATTTGCTGGGAACAGCATCAGTATGCGATGGACGTTATCAAGGATCCGATGTCGGACCCGTCGCACTACGCCATGGTATTCACTGCGGACCGCGATGCTGATTGGCGGGATGAGAAAGTATGGGCAGCAGCTAATCCAGCTTTGGGTATCTTCCGCAACATCGACCAGCTACGGACCGAGGCATCCAAAGCCGAGAGAAGCCCGGCGTATCAAAACACCTTCCGCCGGCTGTATCTGGACCAGTGGACCGCGCAAGTCGAGCGGTGGATTGACACCTACGACTGGGAACAGTCTGCCGGGGAAGTGCACGAAGACGACCTCGAAGGCGAGGTGTGCTATGCTGGTCTGGACTTGTCGTCCCGTATAGACCTCACCGCGTGGGTGATGGTGTTCCCGGATGAGGATGGCAGTTACGATGTCCTGGCGCGGTTCTGGATGCCGGAGGACACCGTACAGGAGCGGGTGAGGCGCGACCGAGTCCCGTACGATGTCTGGGTAGCCCAGGGATTGATCACAGCGACACCAGGACGAACCGTTAGGTACGAGGACGTATTGGACGGCATAGCAGCAGACGCAGAACGGTTCCACGTAGCAGAAGCTGCTTTCGACCGGTGGGGTGCTGGGCATATTAGCGAACGAATAGAAGACCGGACCGGGATAACCATGGTGCAGTTTGGCCAAGGTTGGGCCAGCATGTCCGAGCCATCCAAGGCACTGATTGACTTGACCGCGGAGCGCAAGCTGCGCAACGGCAACAATCCCGTGCTCAACTGGAACGCTGAATGCACGGCGGTACGCCAGGACGCTGCCGGCAACATCAAGCCAGTTAAGCCAGACCGGCGGAAGTCATCCAAAAGGATTGACGGGATAGTGGCGCTGATCATGGCACTGTCGCTGTCACTACGTGGCGAAGGTGAGTCGATATATGAGAATCGTGGACTGTCGATAGTGGGTGGTGAATAATGGGCTTTCTGGAGTCTCTGTTCGGGAAGCGTGCAACGAAGGTGACCCAAGCAGAGGGCAACCTTAGCCTATGGCCCGGGGATCAAGCCGCGTCTGGCATCCACGTAGACCAGGAAAACGCATTCCAAGTCATGGCGGTCAAGAGCGCGGTTACTCGGATCTCGGAGTTCCTTGCCACTCTGCCGCTCAAGCTGTACCGCCGGGTGGGGGATCGCGGGAAAGAGGAAGCACGCGACCATCCACTGTTCCGACTGATCGGCAAGCAACCAAATCCACTCACGACATCCTACCAGTGGCGGGAAACCGCCCAGATACAGACGCTCCTATGGGGCAACCACATCTCCCAGCTCGTGCGCGATCGGGTGGGCAGAATCATCGCAGTGGTACCGTTGGTGGCGGGACAGACTGAGATCCAAGTAGATGGCAAGAACCTGGTGTACATCTACACCCGGCCAGACGGGCAGATGCGCAAATTTCGCCCAGACCAGGTGTTCCATATGTCATGGTTCGCGTTCAACGGGTTTGCCGGGGAGGATCCCATCAGCCAAGCTCGGGATTCGTTCGGGCTTTCCCTTGGATTGCAGCAGTACGCCTCGGACTACTTAGCCAACGAGGCGGCACCCTCGGGGGTGCTCCAAATGAAAGGCAGACTACGCAACGACGATGCGCGGCAGCGGCTCAAGGACGACTGGCGACGCAAGCAAGGCCGGTGGGGCAAGAAACAAGGCGTTGCGGTGTTGGAGGAAGGGCTGGAGTGGAAGTCCACAGCTAACACCCCACGGGACTCCCAGCTAATCGAGGAGCGCAAGTACCAAGTGAGCGAGGTGGCGCGTTGGTACAACATCCCGCCACACCTTATTGCTGACCTGGAGCACGCCACGTTCACCAACGTGGAGGAGCAGTCCCGGGAGTTCATCACGTTCACGATGATGCCGTGGCTGGTACGGTGGGAGCAGTCTTTAGATTCGCAGTTGCTTAGCGAGGCAGAGCAGGACGAGTTCTTTTTCAAGTTCAGCGTGCAAGCCCTACTACGTGGCGATGCACAGTCCCGGGCGGAGTATTACGCCAAGGCACGTAACTGGGGCTGGATGAGTGCGGACGACATCCGAGAGCTCGAGGACATGAATCCCCTACCGGAGGGTATCGGGGAAACATACTGGCAACCGGTGAACATGGCAGAGTCCGCGGCGCCGGGAGAAGGCCAGCAACCGGGCGACAACGATGACCAGGATGAAGATCCCTTCGATGCGTTCCGGGAGGAGCGCCAGCAGAGGGCAGACCAACGGCGGTCATTTGCGTTGTCCATGGTGGACATCTTCGAGGACGCATGGCGGCGGGTGGTGGTCCGGGAAGAGCAGGACATCGCCAAGGCTGCGCGGAAGATGCTGGACACCCGGGACCGCAACAGCTTTGAGCAGTTCCTATCCAACTTCTACCGAGAGCACGGGGAGTTCATCCGGCAGCGGACGGGTCCACTGTACCAGTCGCTATTCCAGAACGCGCGGGCCATGCTGATTGGCGACACTGGCACCCAGATGAACGACGATGAGCTGACCCGGTTCATCGATAACTACTTCGACAACCTGATCGCGGGGTACACCCTGGGGTCTACGGGGCAGCTGCGGTCCGTTATGGATCGGGCGCAAGAGTTCGACACCAGTCCTCGGGATGCTGTGTTAACACGGCTTAGCGAGTGGACGGAGCGGCGCCCGGGGAAGATGGCTCGAGAGGAAACCTTGCGTGGAGTGAACGCCTTCACGCTGGTGTCATTTCAGGACAGCCAGATGGTGCGGAGCGTGCGGTGGGTAGCGTTTGGCGATAACTGTCCGTTTTGCAAGGAAATGAATGGGCGTATAATTCCGGTGGGCACTGAGTTTGTGCCCGGCGGGGACGAAGTACAAGCAGACCAGGCAACGATGCGGACATACCGGAACGTCCGCCATCCGCCACTGCATCAAGGGTGCGATTGTCAAATTGTGCCAGCGTAACCTGGGAGGGGAACATGGAAATTGCACAAGTAAGAGATGAGGTCCACAAGGAAATGCGGGAGTTTCGCACGGTAATTGCCGAGCTCCGGGTGGACGACGCCGATGGCGGGCTGGTTGGCTACGCAGCCAAGTACGATGTCTGGTCAGTGCCGATGATGGGCTTCAAGGAGCGCATCGCTAAGGGAGCGTTTGACCGGGCGTTGGCAGAGGAGCAAGACGTGCGCGCGCTGTGGAACCATGATTCCAACTTCGTACTGGGACGCAGCACCAACGGCACTCTCACGATGGCGACCGACGACACCGGATTGCGGGTGCACATCAATCCGCCGGATGCGCAGTGGGCTCGAGACCTCATGGAGTCCGTCAAGCGCGGGGACATCGATCAGATGAGCTTTGGCTTCAAGGTGCCCAAGGGCGGCGATACGTGGTGGCAGGAGAAGGACTCGAAAGAGGTGCTACGGGAACTGCGGGACGTGGATTTGTTCGACGTTTCCCCGGTTACTTTTCCGGCCTATCCGCAGACCAGCCTTGATGCACGGGACCAACATTTGATGGTTGCAGCACGCAAGGCAGATCATGGTATGATACTTACCAACGAGGAACGTGAAGCCGTGGAGCAGCTCGAGGCTGCCTGGGGCAACGTTTCCACCACGACCGAAGTAAAGGACGAACCGGCGGACGCCGGGGAGCGACAGCGGATGCTGGTAGCCTTCGCCCATACCGAGGATCAACGGTACAAGCACATTGGGAGAAGGTATGCGTAACAACGCAAAGGTTCGGGATCTCCAGGGCAGGCTTAACAACCTGGTCGGAGAAAACCGGAGTCTGCTTGCCGAGACCGTAGAGGCCGGCACGGAGATGAGCACGGAGCAGTGGAACACCTACAACGCCAAGGACGAGGAAATCACCCGTCTGGATGAGCAGTTGCAGGCTGTGCAAGCCCACTATGATCGCGAGGACCGGCTGGCCGAACCAGCCGACGATGCAGAGCCCCCGGTAATCACTCCAGGGCAACCGGACCCGGAACTGGTAAGCAGAGCCTACGATAAGGCGCTGGTACCCAAGCCAGACCGGAACGAAAGAACTGAGCTCACCGCAGAGGAGCGGGCTGTACTGCAGACCGATGACTTGGCGGGTGGTGGCTACAACGTAGTCCCCGAGCAGTTCATGCGGCAGTTGCTGCAAAAGATCGATGACACCACGTACATCCGCGGTCTCTCCACCACGCAGACTGTCACGCAAGCGGTTAGCTTGGGTGTGCCAACCTTGGAAACCAAGGAAAGCGACGCAGACTGGCAGGGAGAGGTAGCGTCAACGTCGAGGTCGCAGACCTGGGTGTTGGGCAAGCGCGAACTGTATCCCCGGCTGTCGGCGAAGCTGGTGCGGTCCAGTCGCAACTACATCCGCAACGCGGCCACTCCGGTGGCAGAGTTTGTGCGGGCAGAGTTTGCGCGGCTGTTTGGTGAAACCGAGGAGAATGCGTTCCTGACCGGCAGCGGTGCTGGCCGACCTCTCGGCGTGTTTACCGCGTCGGCCTCGGGCATCTCCACCGGGCGGGATGTCTCCACTGGTAACACCACCACCACCATCGGCGCAGACAACCTCATCGAGGTGGCGTACTCCCTGAAAGAGGGGTACTTCAATCGGGCCACATGGATTGGGCATAGGGACTGGGTGAAGCGGGTACGTCTACTCAAGGACGGCAACGGCGACTATCTGTGGCAAGCTGGGATTGCGGGCAACCGTCCCAACGCGATCATAGACCGTCCGTACCGGATGTCTGAGTTTGCGCCCAACACGTTCACCACTGGACTGTACGTCGCCATTCTGGGTGACTTTTCGTACTACTGGATTGCCACCGCACTGAGCATGGAACTGCAGGTGCTAAACGAGCTGTACGCGGCCTCCAACGAAGTGGGATGGATTGGACGCATGGAAGTCGATGCTATGCCTATCTTCGAGGAAGCCTTCGCGCGGTCGGCGTTGGCATAGGGGAAAGATATGGGACTGAGAAACATGCAAGATGAGGTTGAGCTCCGCGCCTTCGCAGCGCGCGCGGCTGGAACCTCCAACTACAGCGTCAACGTGGACATGGCTGGGTACGAGTCAGTGCAGTGGATTATCCCTGTATCGACTCACACCAACGCCGGCACGGTGGCGGCTACGTTTGGCGAAGGAGCGAGCACCAGTTCGTTCCAGACGCTGACAGCGACCTCGGCGAACGTCACCGGGACTACGGTGGCAGACTCGATGGTCATGCTGGTGGATATCATCAGACCGAAGGATCAGTTTGTGCAGTGCACGATCACGCGCGCTACGCAGAATTCATCCATCGGTCCGATTGTGGCGTGCTTGTACGGAGCGGCGAAGATGAGCGTAGGGGGTCACACCACTGCGTTCCTGATCGACGACACTGACCAGTCGATCTCGCCGAGCACCTAATCATGGCATCGGACGCAAGCTACAATGCCAGCGTCTATACCAAGCAGGGGTCCACCGAATTGGTGGTGGACTCCAGCGGGGTTCTTACGTTGGAGGGTACTCTCAACTCCACTGGCACCATCACGGTGTCTGCTGGGGGTACGCTGTCGGTAGCGGGGACTATCTCCCTTACCACGGCGGGGGTGCTCAAGCACTCTGTAGTCTCGGAGACGACAGCGGCAAACCTCAGCGAATCTGGGGTGAGTGTTGTCAGTTCAACTGGGACCAAGGAGCTGTACACCATCGACACGCCAGCGGCGGGTGTTACCAAATACATCTACTGCGACAGCGCGTCGGCCACCGGTTTCGTCAACGTCTACACGGGGGCAACCTCGATTACGTTTGGTGAGACAACCGATAACCATTACCTCAAGTTCAATGCAGCCGAGGAAGCTGTGAGCTTGGTTGGCATCAGTGCTACCAAGTGGGGGATCGTAGGCAACGTGGGGAGTGTGGCAGCGACCACCAGCACCACGTAGCGCGGTAGGAGGCGCAACGTTTATGGGAACAACCAAGGGGCGGGTGGTGAAAAAGCCACCCGCCGCCAAGACAAACGGACACAAGCCAGAGGTGGTCACAGCACCACCGTGGCACATCCCGATCAGATCAACCGAGGTGGCAATCCTTGGGTTCGCGCCGGCCAGCATGTTGTTGGCTCCGTTCGACAATCCCAACATCGAGATATGGGGACTGAACGAGATCTACATAGCCCCCGGGGTGAGGCGGATTGACCGGCTGTTCGAGATGCACAACCACAAGTATCTCACCATGAAGCAGCGCAACCCCAAGCATCTGGAGTGGCTGCAGAACGCGAAGATCCCCATCTACATGCTGGAGAAGTACAAGGACATTCCCGGGGCAATCAAGTTCCCGTGGGAGTACGTGGTAGAGCAGACGGGGACGCAGTACTACACCAACACCGTCAGCTGGATGATTGCCTTTGCAGTGCTCGAGGGCGCGCGCAAGATCAGCCTATACGGCATCGACATGGCGCGGTCCGAGGAGTACGAGTACCAGAGACCATCGGTGGAGTACTTCGTTGGCTGGGCTCGCGGGTTGGGAGTGGAAGTTTACATCCCGCCAGAGTCTGACATCCTGTTGACCACGTTCATGTACGCAATCGAGGATCCAGAGGACCGGCGGATCCAAGCCAAGATAACTGCACGCAAGAAGGAGATATCTACGGCTATCCAGAACTTGCAGAACCAGTCCCGGTCGGTGCAGTCACAGCTGGACCAGTACATAGGAGCTCACCAGGAGCTGATGCAGCAGGAGAAGGCGTACATGCCGATGCGGGACGCCAGATGGAAGACAGAGGAATGACATGGCATACGTAGGCAGAAACAGAGTCACGATGGTGGACAGCACTGGCGGTGGCTCCACGCAGTACTCGGCGGTGGCTAACGGGTACATCAGCTCTATCGCGTACACGACCATCGCCACGGCAATCTCCACTACCGCGGTGCTTACCATCACGGCGGAGGCGTCGGGGGAGCCAATCCTAACCGTCACCACCACCGGCACGAAAACATGGTATCCACGAGGGCAGACAAACTCAGTCACCGGAGCACTGACATACGAGACCACGGCTGCCACATCGGCGGTACAGCAGGGCAGCAAGATTCCGTTGGCAGATGAGCGGGTCAAGTTTGTGCTCGGCGCTACCACGGCGGCGGGCCTTACCGGGCGGTTCGACGTTTACATAGACGGCAACTGGACCACGTAGATGAGTGATCTGGTTGCTGGGACAACCATGGTCTTCAAGTTCGGCACCAACTCGGACATGGACTCCGGCGCAGAGGATGTGTGGGACGGGGGTGGAGCGTATCCTTTCCCCGCCGCTGCTGTCACGTTGCAAGCAGTCTCGGCAACCAGCGGGGACCGAAGCGCGAGCACGGCAGCGGGAGCCAAGACGCTCAACGTTCAAGGACTGGGCGAGGATTACAAGGTTCAGTCGGAAACAGTCACGATGGCTGGCACCACGGCGGTTACGCTGGCCAACACATATCTGCGGGTGTTCCGAGCAAAGGTGGTCACGGCTGGCAGCGGCCAAACCAACGCAGCTGACATTGCTGTCACCACCACCAGTGGTACTACGATGGCGCGCATAACGGCGGGAGAAGGGCAGACGCTAATGGCGCTATACACGATCCCGGCGGACTACCGGTATAGCTACATGCACGGCTGGTGGTGTGCGGCGGGGAAATCAGTTGCCAACACCATCGTGTTCCGGCTGTTCGAGCGACCAGAGGGCGGGGCGTGGAACCTCAAGGAACGGGTGGAGATGAACGACTCGATGCCACCCTATCAACATATGTATCCCAAGCGGCGCTACATCGCGCCGAAAACAGACGTTAGGGTCGAGGGCACAGCGGGCGCAAACAACATGCGCGGGGACGCTGGCTTCGATATAGAACTGGTGCGATAATGGAGGCACAACATGATCGTTAGGATGAGAAGCAACTACAGTGGACCACGCGGACAAGCCCGATCGGGGAAGCACATCAATCTGCCATCGGCGGAAGCCAAGGAACTGATTGATGGCGGGTACGCTGTTCGGGACTCGAGGCCGCCGGTAGACGTGGAGGTAATCCAGAGTGGAGCTCCAGAGCCACCCCGGCATACTCAAGCGGTGGACGACGAACCCGAAACCCAAGAACCAGAAGTCCCAGCGGCACCCAGGAAGAGGCGGGCGACCAAGCCCAAGGAGTAACGAATGGCGGTAGTCACCCCAACCACAGGTGCGGCTCGGATGCTCGAGCATGTTATGGGCATTTCCAGCGCTGGCACGAAAAAGCTGCGGCTGTATGGCAACAACTACACCCCGGTAGGGGGAAGCCAGAGCACCCACTTCACCGAGTCCACGGGGGCGGGGTATTCGGCGGAGTCGATGACCGCGTCAACATGGACGATTTCCACCACCGGTTCTGGGATTGCCATTGGCAGTGCAACGGCGCGAACGTTCACCTACACCTCGGGAGATACGGTGTATGGGTACTATGTTACCAGCACAGGGACGACCTATTTGTACTTCGCAGAAAAGTTCACCGATGGGCCGTATACGATTCCTGCAGGTGGTGGAACGGTAACAATCACCCCGGACTACGACCTCAAGTCCTCGACCTCATAACCATGAGAGCACTTGCTGTTTTGCTGCTGTTTGTCGCGGGTGTGGTTGGTGCGCAGACGGTGCACCAAGGGCAGGCGATTACTATAGGCTGGGATGCCGTTACCAACTTTGGCACTCCACCACCGGTGGTTGACTCTGTGTGGTACGAGGTATATCGGGCGCAGATCGCTGCTGTTGCCGATCCGGTGGCCAACCCGCAGGACCCGTTAGCGCATGAGCTGCTGGGATCACCCGGCGGGTTGGTATGGACATGGAATTGCGGCACAGGGATCAGTGCTTTTGGTGTGCGGACCGTTGTCAATGTAGACAGTCAGGTAGCGCATGACTATTCATCCATAGCCTGGAGTACCGTGGTTCCTGCGGCGTTTGTATTTGAATGCGTAACCCCAGCGACACCACCGGGCGAGCCGCAGAGCTTGCGGGTGATCATAGTCGTAACTCCTTAGAGTTAGCCCAGAGGCTGGCAAAGGACTCCCAGCTGTTAAGCCAAATGAGGGCAATGCCCGTGCATTCCCAGATGCTGGTCGAAAAAAACGGGGGAGTGAATCTGGCGAACATCCAAGCTCGTCGGGTTGTCGATGGTTGGATCTACGAGTACAAGCACGGGGTTGAGCTGGTGGCGGCTGTCCATGTAAGGGACGTGTATGTGTAGGCTGCTTGTCGTCAACACCTCTTCAACTAAAGGCCCCCATGTTGGGGGCCGATTGCGTGGAGTACCAGACATCGAGTCCGGGGACGTTCTCGGCGCCTATCTGGATATTCACGTCTTCTCCCCGCGTGAACAGAAGGTTTTCGACATTGTCGATGTGCCAGGTATTTCGGTAGCGGCATACCATCGGCTTTTGGCCGAGGAGGCGCGTCCACAGTTGGAGATGCGCGAGGCATCTGCGCAACCTGGTCTGGACGAGACGCTGATTCAGCAACACACCGATGGCAAGTGGTACGAGATGTCCGTAGAGGGGCCGAAGTACAACAACTCTTTGCGTAACCTCACTGTCGCTGAGAAGGATTTGCTAAGCACGACAGACGCTGATCTTGCGGCGACGATGACAGGGAAGCCTGCTGGCCAAACAACGAAGGCTGAGAAAACAGCAGCGCGGCAGACCAGGGAAGCGGTGATTCGCAAGATGCACAACAAGGAACGCGAAGCCTCTCTGGGTCCAGATCGCACTGCGGAGAAAGAGATAGAAGATGCGCGAGTAGGGGAAACTCGCTAAATGGCGGTCAATAATTCTGCTGTTCAGCAAAGCGGCGGCGATTTCACCACGTTGACTGCCTGGGAGGCTGACCGGGATGGTAATTCGGGAGCCGGAGATACTGAGAACGCCAACATAACTGGAACCTGGTCGGTAGATGACGCCAATTCTTTTACAATCAGCGGGTTTGCGGCAAGTGTCATCATAAACATTGTCGCGACAGGTGATTCCAAGCACACCGGGAAGATCGAAGCTTCGCCCACTTACTACCGATTGGCGGGAGCGTCGGGGCATGTTATCACATGCGACGATTCCGACATCACCCTCGAAGGGTTTGTTATCCGTCAGGATGCAACAAGTAGCTCAAGCGAGGGCGTCCGGATTAACAGCACGGCGACGGGTCTCATCCTGAATGACCTCATCATTCACGCCAACACAGCGTCGTCCACTGATCAGGACGGTTGTTACACAGGCAGCGGAACGTCCGTAACCGCTACCTTCACCAATTGCATCATCTTCAACTGGGGGAGAGGGTGCATTCACAATCAGTCGGGCACTCCCACTCTCAATGTCAATTCCTGTACGGTTATGTATGGTGGTCAGGAGGCAGCAGCCGCGGCTGATAGAGGATGCCTGTCAAACACAGGCTCTGCCGTATGGGCTGTGTTCAATACCATCGCGATGAACAGCGGTGCTAATGCCGATTTTAACTTCTATAGCAATCCGACGACAGCAAACCTGGACTACTGCGTAGCTTCAGACACCTCGATTAGCACAGAGGACGCAGGTGCGGTGGGTGCGCTCGAAAGCCGAACCAGTACCGATACTGCGAGTCCGGGTGCGGGGGACTGGGTCATCTTCACCGACGACACCACCTCACCCTATGATTTCACTCTCCAAGACAACGCCACCGACAACGATGCCCAGGAAGCTCATTCCTCATCTACGGGGGCGGGCCTTACCATACCGTCCGAAGATATTCTTGATGGCACCAGAGATGCGGCATACGACATGGGCGCGCATGAGGTGTCGGTTGCTGGTGGTGTGTTCACCTATCAGAGTAGCGGCAAGATACTCGGCAAGGGTGTTGCAGCTACCGCCGTTGCGTTCTCCTATGCTGGTACGGGTAAAGCGCTTGCCAAGGGCTCCGCCGTCACTGTGGTTGCGTTCTCCTACGCTGGCACGGGTAAAGCGCTTGCCAAGGGCTCCGCCGTCACTGTGGTTGCGTTCTCCTACGCTGGCACAGGGAAGGCGCTTGCTAAGGGTGCGATTTCCGGTACGCAGACTACTGGTATCTACGCGGGCACTGGCAAAGCAATAGCCAAGGGCGTGGCCGGTTCGCAGGTTACGGTTATCGTCGCCGGTACTGGCAAGGCGCTATTAAAGGGTGTCGCCGCAACCACCAATCTGGCCTCTTTTTCCTATAGCGGCACTGGCAAGGCGTTGCTCACAGGGGCTGGTGGAGCGACTGTATCCCTTTCGTATCTTGGGAATGGCAAGGCGCTGCTCAAGGGAGTTGCCGCCACTTCGGGGCCGACTTCGGGGGTTTTCTCCTATACGGGCGATGGTTTATCGCTGGTCAGTGGTGCAGCCACCACTACTGTCGCGTTTAGCTATGCGGCGGATGGTACCCTGCTCGCGAGTGGTGTCGGTGGAGCTGAGCTGGCATTCTCTTTTGCCGCCGATGGCACCTTGTTGGCCAAGGGCGTCGGTGGGTCTGCTATCACATTGTCCTATGCTGGGACGGGGCGATCGCTGGTTAGGGGAACATCCACAAGCGTCGCCACCGTCACTGTTGTCGCCACCGCCACCGGCAAGGCTCTGGTAAGTGGAACTGCGGCAACTGTTGCGCCAACGGTGGTGCTGGATCTGATCAACGGCACATCGTTGATCACAACAGTGATTAATGGCACGTCGCTGCTTACCACTAAAGTGGGCGGGTCTTCCCTGATCACGACGAAAGTGAGCGGGAAGAGTATAGTGAGGTAAGCATGGCACACACCAAGAGCACGACCGAGGCGCGGGTGCATGTCGGGCAGAATTGGCGATTGCGGCTGGAGACGATCACGACAGGATCCACCCAGGCGATCACAGGGCTGACCACCGCCTCGACCTTTGATTACCGAGACCCCAACGGGACCACTGGTGCTCTGGGGCCGATCACTGCGGACAGCACGCGGTTTACGATTTACGACATCACCAGCGAGACCACGGTCAGCGGGTGGTGGCACTTCAACACTCACGTCGTGATCGGTGCCAGCACATTCATCGGCAACACCTGGGCTCAGCGGATTTTCCGCAAGGGGTACATGGACTGATGAGGACTTGCGTAAACCCGGACTGCCAGGAGCAGTTCGACAACGACAACACCACCACATGCCTGGTGTGTGGATGGAGGACCGATGGCGACACTGGACGCAAAAAACCAGCTAACAACCTTGGACCGCGCAAGCGAGTATCTGGGGGAATCAACGGGCAGCACGGGACTGGACGGGCGGATAGTAGCGGCGATCAACGCGGCGAGCCTACGAGCGAATAGCCTTACCGGGCGTCAACTCAAGCAGCGCAGCCACGATGAGGTGTATGACGGGGACGGTTCCCGGCGGCTGATGCTGAATCAGTACCCGGTGGTCAGCTCCTCCTCCACGTTGCAGCTGTACATTACCAGTACCCGGGATGACTTCTCGAGCTCCACGGACTTCGACACCCAGGTGGACTGGGAAGACATCAACGTCAACACGGAGAAGGGCGAGCTATTCATCAAGGACCAGTCGTTTACTCTGGGCAACGAGAACGTTCGGGTGGTGTACACCGCCGGCTACGACACGACCTCGGCAGCCACCACGACAGCCAACCACATCCCCGGGGACTTGCAAGACGCGGTGCATGAGTTGTTGGCGTTCCAGTGGGAGAAGCAGAGACGGCGCGCATGGGTCACCAGGACCATCAGTCACGACGACGGGAGCATGTCCTACTTTGACACGATCCCGATGACTGCCATGTCGGTTATCGAGGAGTACCGGGACTGGCGGCAATAGGATGGGACGGTATACGGCTGTACAGTACGAGCGCAAGCTACAGCGGTGGGCCAAGAAGTCCCCGGAGGCAGCCAAGGAAGCGCTGGAGAAAGGGACTGCTCTGGTAGCTCGAGAGGCCAAGCAGAAGCACCTATCCGGTCCTCGGATGCCGGTGGGAATCGGCTCGGAATCAAAACCAACCATCAACAGCCGCGGTGCGCTGCGTAGTGGTATTACCACCAAGGTGAAGCTGGACAGCAAGAAGAACGTCCAGGCCAGCATCATCAGCAAGCACCCACTGTCACGCATCCACCACGATGGCGCGCTACTTACTGCGCGGGAGCAGTTCGTATTTACGCTCCCCGGGCGGCAGGATGAAGTCATCACCCGGCAGGTACGGATGCCGGCGCGTCCGTTTCTGCGAGCTCCGGTGCAGAAGAACCGACCTAAGATTTTGCAGATGATCGCGAAGAAGTGGAAAGGCAAACTATGAGTGCCAAGAAAACAGTGCTCGACACCATCCAGACAGCGCTGGAAACCATCAGCGGCGTGGGCAAGGTGGTGCAGTACTCGGAAGGGCTTGGCGAGGCAGACCCGGTAGACATGCCGGCGCTGTACATGCGCGATGCGATCGTGGAACGCGACCGGATAGCGTTCCCGGCAAGCACGCTGTCTACGTACATCGACATGGAAGCGTTGTTGACCCTGGAGGTACAGGGTAAACTGTTCGAGATCACTAATCAGACTGCGACACCAAAGGACGAATACCTCGGACTTGTGGAGAAAAAGTTGGTGTCATCGACGGCAGTGGCCGGCGTGGTAAAGGACATCTACCCGGTGTCTGATGTGGACGACGAAGGGGTGCAAGACAACTTCGCCACGTTCACGCAGACATTTGAGGTTTGGTATCATTACAACCACGCCAACCCGTAGGGAGGGGATATGGGCCAGATAATGGGCAAGGACGGATCGTTCCGTGTCGGGGCAAACATCACGGGATTGCTGGATACCTGGACCATCAGTCGGTCCCTCGGGACAGCGGAAATCACCGCGTTTGGTTCCACATGGGAAGACCACGACCCCACCATCAGATCGTGGACGGCGTCCATAGCTGGCACGTTGGACTCCACGGATGCGCAGCAGCTATCAATCCGAGACCAGCTGGAGGACGGCACATTGGCGAACATCGCGTGCAACTTCCGGCTGGCGGGGACCACCGCTCCCGTGTACAGCGGCAACGGCATCATCGAGTCGGACACCTTTTCGGCTCCTGTCAAAGACAAAGTGTCATGGTCGGCCACTATCCGTGGTGACGGCGCCATGGCTTGGGATCCATCGTAATGGGCGCAGTAATGGGCAAGGACGGTAGCGTACAGATCGTTACCGGATCAACGGAAAACAAGGTGGCGCTGCTGGATACCTGGACGCTCAGCCGATCGGTAGGCACGGCAGAAATCACCGCCTTTGGCTCAACCTGGGAGGATCACGACCCAACCATTCGGTCGTGGACGGCATCCGTTGCGGGCACTCTGGACTCCACGGACACCGAGCAACTGCGGATTCGGGACCAGCTGGAGAATGCAACCCTCGCCAACCTGGCGTTCTACTTTTTCTTGTCGAGCTCCACCGCGGGAGCGTTCTACAACGGCAACGCCATCGTGGAGTCCGACACCTTCTCGGCACCGGTCAAGGACAAGATCAGCTGGTCAGCCACCCTGCGGGGTGACGGCGCGCTGAGTTGGACAGCGGCTACGTAGGCACTGTAGGGGGCGACTACATGAAGCTAACGGTTGAACGGGACACAGTGTTTATCCCGGAGTTCCGGGACAACGACCAAGAGAGCTGGCCGGTCAAGATCAAGCTGCGCCAGCTCACCACCGGGGAGCGGCAGAGGCTACTCAAGATCGACCCGGTCAACCTGGCACTGTCGGCCAGCAACGGTGGCGGGTACCAGTTCGATGTCAACTACGAGGGCTTGTTCACGCAAGCGGTGCAAGGGATTGAAAACCTCGAGGTGAACAACGAGCGGATCACGACTGCGGAGGCGTTCCTAAAGGCACCGGGGCTACAGGACTTGTTCCTGGAGGTGGTCATGGAAATCGTCAAGCAGAATTCTCGGAAGGACGACGACCTAAAAAACTAAGGGTCGCTCTGGTCCTCTTGCGCGAGGGCTGGGGCGACTACGAACCAACGGAGCGCGACGCGGGACGGATGATGCAGGTTACCAAGACAACCCCGGGAGTGCTCGTAGACCTGGACAGCAACGGCGACCTCAATACCGAGTACACCGCCGAGGGCGTCTGGGTAGAACGCGCAGCCATCCCTCTCATTCTCTCACTATCCCACCGGGCTATGCTCGACACCTACGCCAAGTGCAGACTATTCGGCAGTCCAGTGGCATGGCCCTACGCTGGAGGCTGGGCGGAGCAGCCGTGCCAGCTTGTCGATCTGGTGGAATCCCTGTTGATCGAGGACAACAACCGTGGCAGCAACTCGTGATCAAGTAATCATCGAACTGGTCGCCCAGACCAAGAAAGCGGTAGGCGACATCAAGTCGCTTACTGTGGGCATCGCTGCTGCTGTGGCTGCGGTCAAGGCGTTCGAGGGTGTCGCGCGGTTCGCCTTCGAGAATCAGAAGATGGCAGCTGCGCTCAACCAGCAGGCAGATGCGTTCAAGAACCTTGCGAGATCGGCAGGGGCAGATGGCCAGCAGGTACTGGAGGCGATGCAGGCGATGGCGGGGGGCACCGTCACGCAGATGGACCTCATCCGATCAGCGTCGCGTGCAAGCCTATTGGGCATCGGGTTCGAGGAAATGCCAAAGCTGATGAAGATTTCGGCGGCGGCGGCTCGAGCTACTGGTCAAGACTTGTCATTCTTGTTCGAGTCGATCACCACCGGTATCGGTCGCACCAGCCCTCTCATCCTGGACAACCTTGGCATTACGGTGAAGCTCGGGGAAGTGAACGAATCCTATGCCGCGTCTCTCAACAAAACCGTGGCAGAGCTCACGGCGGCGGAAAAGAAGCAGGCGTTGCTCAACGCGGTGCTGGTCCAGGGAGACCAGATCATCCAAGACGTAGGAGGATCGCTGGATGACCTCACCGACATCGAAAAATGGGATGCGCTTGTCGCTGCTGTCATCGAGTTTAGGACCGAACTTGGTCAAGGGTTGGTCCCTTTGGTCAGTAGTGTGGCGTCTATGCTCACAGGTGTGTCTAACGAACTGACCAGTAACCTGCAGTTAATTCGCCAGGACAAGGAAGATGTCCAGCTGCTGCAGGACATCGTGGATGGCATCGTTACGAAGTGGGAGGACGTAAACCAGGTAACGCGCATTCATGGGCAGCTGTTGGTTGCGGAGGGCAAGGCTGAAGCGGATTTTCTCATCGCCATGCGCGAGATCGAGTCCATAGGGCAGGCGACGAACGAGGGCGAAGCTCAGCGGCTGCGCTTAGCTACCCAAGCACAAGCGGCGGCGGGTGAAACCCTCACTAACATCGCCACCACGCTGCAGGTGCTGCGTCCGGTTATCGTTTCGGCCAAAGAGTTTGCAGCCGCGTTGGGCGAAGGTGATGGCGACGATGGGGTGGCGGCTTCTGCTCGCAAGGTTGTCAACGGACTATTAGATATGGACGCTGCCATTATACGGATGGCGGGTTCCGGTGCGGACGTGGGACTGGGTGCAGCTGTAGGGCTTGCCACCGATCTGGGCATAGCGTTCGAGGACACCGGAAAGACGCTGCAAGAGGCCACCAGGCAAATACGGGAGGCATCAGACGCAACCGCCGGCTGGCGGGATGAGAACAAGTCTCTGCTAAGTGACATGATGGACATCAGTGGCATCTTGCAGGAAGGCGTGTTGAACACCTTCCACGACATCGGTGCAGCGATAGCGTCTGGCACCAGTGCCACCGATGCCTTGGGCGCGTCGATGACCAAGCTGCTCGGGAACATCTTGGACACGCTATCGGCCACTATGTTGCAAGCTGGCCTCTTGCTGTTGCCCACCAACTTGCCGTTGGGACTTGCGTTGATCGTTGCATCGGGACTGGCAGCGTTCATCGGGGGAGCGGTGTCGAGCTCTGGGGATAGCACCAGCGATGGTGCACCATCCACGGCAGGCGGCGATCTCTCCAAGGCGAGCAGTACATACAGTGCCCCCACTGGTCCACAACAGCCGGCGGGGACCATCATCATTAACAACATCCAGGGATCGTTCATCAGCGAGCGCAACCTGGCGGCGCGGGTGGCGTCGGTCGGATGAGCATCAAGCACATATCGAGCGCGTGGAAAACAAACATGCTGACCGGGTTCCCCCGGGATCTGCGCTTTTACTCAGATTTCCGCCAGCAAGAGTACCCGCCTCTCAGCATCAGCAACGACACGTACACCCTAATCACTTCGGCGGAGAATCGTTCCGGGAGTCATGACATGACCGGTGGGGATGCGGGCTATCTGTTGGATTTGCCCTCCACCCTTACGGTACGGGCAGTGTTTCGGCCAGAGTTCGTTTACACGGTAGCAACCGATCAGACCATTTGGAGTTGGTATGTATCGGCCACGGTGGCGTTGCAGTTTTTCTACCAAGCCAGCAGTGACACCTTTGTGTTGCAGTGGCAGGATGGTGGGACGGCGCGCACGTTGTCTTCCCTGCAGTTCGATGACGGGGCGGCTGAAGAGGACATAGATCAGGATCTGGTATTTGATGCATCCATCGATCTCACCACTGGTGACACCTCTGGGTCGGCGCTGTACTACAACCGGGCATCCCAGGACACAACCTGGTCGGGTGCCATCGATACCAAGACCACATCAATACCAATCCTCACCGCTCGCGCGCAAACAGACGGGACGCAAACTGCCGACGTATCTCTCAACCAGGTGATCGTTATTCCCAGCTTTGTAGCCACAGCTGCCCAAGTGCTGGTGGATTACAAAGGGGTCAAAGATGAACAGATAGTCTGGCACTTCAACGGGCATGGCCAAGGGCACACCCGGTGCAACATCACCGCGCGGACCACTGACTTTGAGTTCGAGCGCAGTGTGGTGGACCAGACTGGCCGGCGCGGCGCCAACGTGGCCAGCATCCAGCTCACCTCCCCGGCGGGAGAGTTTGCAGACGACCAGTACGCGGCATTCGACCCAGCGAACGAGGTGTATAACGGACTGGCTGCCCAAGCGTACATGCAGCATCGATGCCCGATCGAGGTGGAGTCGTGGTATAGCAACGGCTTCGAGCTGATGATCAGTGGTCGTACCGATGACAGCCGTTTCGGGAGACGCACGCAGCTAAAAGACGTTTCCCGGGTGCAAGTGAACATCTTAGACGGGACCGATGAGCTCGCGCGGAAGGTAGTTAGGAGTGCAGTCACGTACGAGGACTACACCATGAGCAACACCGCCAGCGAGGCCACGTCCCTGGTGCACACTCTTGCGCGACTGTCCACGCAGAAACAGTATTTCAACTACCTGGCAAACAGCAGCTTTGCAAACGCTACCATAGGGAACAGTTGGAGCGATGACACCAACGTGACTCTGGCTCGGGCAGCTGGAGGGTTGTTTGATTCGTTCGAGGGGCAAGCGTCTACCACTGGCGCCGGGGAGGACGTGTTCCAGATCGTGACGTTTACCGGCACCAAGACTCTCAACCTTGGGGAGACGTGGACCTTTTCCATCATGCTGAAAGCTGGTGCTACTCTGGCGGGGTCCATCATTCTTGAGGAGAGGGACGCAAGCGCAGCAAACGATTCCACCAGCACCGCGTACTCGTTGACTGCTAATGCCAACTGGACGAAACACGATGTCGCCCACACCATTACCGATGCCACCAGCGATCGGCTGTCGGTGTACATCCGGCTCACCACCACCGGGCAGACTCTCAGCATGGACGCAGCCATGCTTACCCAGACGGACGTGGCACTCAACTGGGTTGTGCTGAACAACAACGATGGCGCGGCGGGAGTGGAGTCGGCGGACGACGCGGACAGTGCGGCATACGACACCATAGGGTTCGACGTGGATACCGTGGCAGTTGTGCATCCGTGGCTATTTCTGCCGATGTACTCATCCCCATGGAGAGAGCTCGGGAAGCTGGCAGACGGCACCCTTGCCCTTTACATGGGTTTCGACGCAGCTGGCACGCTGGTGTACCGATCGCGGTTGGCCACGGGGTACAGCGACCCGTCGTCCCTGGAGACCTTGGCTACGACCCGAGATCTTACCACCATCCTGGAGCAGAAAAGCGCTAATTCCATCGTCATTGGGGGAACCAGAATCGACAAGCAAACCAACTTGCGGGAAGTCTGGAACGCAGCAGCAGCGGGGCACTTCACGGCAGACGATGGTGGGCACATGAAAGAGTCGATAGCCAACGGCGCAACGTGGCCACCCTCTACGGAGTACGGCGAGTACTGGGCGCAGTACGGGGAAGGTGCTCCTTTGGCGATAGCTACGCAGCTACCCGGTCCGGGGATTTACGTACCGTTCTAAATGGGGCTTTTCAATTTTGACACAACCGAATTGTTCGCCCATCTACGGGAGCAAGGGCGTACCGTAACCGGGCAGCCAATCGAAACAGGGGACGATACCGCTCCCTCCCCGGTGACGGGAACCAGTCCCGTGGGAGGTTCGGTAGACATCTGGGCGTCGGCCCCGATCAACGAAGCGGACAACGTTATTGGCATCCAGAACGCGGTACTGGTTACCGCGGCGGTGAATGCCAGCGATGTCTCGGTTAGTCTCACCGCCACGATATTTGACACCTCCAGCCGAGGGGACAGCGCGCGCATACTTCTCACCAACTCCACGGGTGCCACGGCGTCCATCATCGGAGCGTCTATCCGCGGCAAGCTGGTGTACAAGCGGCGACCACCCCATGGCGGCTGGGTGCACGACGGGCATGTGGACACGGACGACATCCGCAAGAACGGGGAGAAGCGGTTTAGCCTTATTGGCGATTACATCATCTCG